AAGCCGTCCTTTAATCGAGAACAAAAGGATGTTTCAATGATGTCACGAACATCCATATCAAAGAAATCCTTGCAGAACTGTGCCCAAGATGCCCCGCAAAAGTTCACTGACAAGAAGGGAACGTCGCCCTTATTATAGAGATGATCATCACCATAAACCACTATCTTAAGAAAGCGACGAGTATAAACTTCCAGTTCTTCTTGTTTATCAAGAGGCGTAATAAAGAGAACGTAAGTAAGGAAGGCTGCAAACAAGAATGTAACCACCCAAGAGTCCAAGTGTGACGTATTAAAAGCTCCAGACGGGACACCACCCTTGACCACTACCCACAAACTGCCCATCAAATATGTTATACGGTAACACATATTCTTGACAAGAAACTTCACTATTTTCTCTAGAATCGGGAAGTCAGGCGAGGAAGGGTCGAAGTGGACGGACAACATAGACCAGTACATTTGAATCAGGGCGTTGGGCACAGACTGGTCAAATTTTTTAAAGTCTCCTTCAACTATAATCTTCGACCAGCAATTCATCTCATCAATGCCCAAACAATTAGCCAATGTCTCACCTCCGCCTCTCGGCCAGCGATGACCTATACGAATGACCTTTCCTCTTTCCATAATATGACGCTCTAATGATACCATACGTTCCAGGTAAATGAAGACGGCGCTTGGGATATTAAAGAGTCGCAATTTATCCAGAAAGGCTGCCCATTCTTCATCAGAGTACTGCTTCGAAAAGTTAAAAAAATTCTCATTCTTCGTTGGCATAGACCAATCCACATTTGGTTCTACTCCATTCACAATAAAATCATGAATTTGTAAAAGGATCTGTTCGTGAAAGTCTACCTTCTTCCCCTTCGAACTAATTTTTACCTCTTCTCCTGTCGCAGTTCGAACTTTCTCGTTTCGAGCGTTATGGATCCCACTAGACGCACCTAGATACATATCCCGCAGTGAACTAACGGAACATTTCCATTCTTTCGGTTTATCTAGTGGAACCCCCATTAAGGAGTACATTAAATTGATAATTTCAGGTGACATATCCATAATCTTCTTCATATTTTCTGGTTCATGTCGTCTATCAAAAGCTAAAATCGCATCAGCTAGTTTTCGTGGATACATATCCGCCATTGCCGTTACTACATGAGGTCTCCCATTGGTTGTACCGCAGGCCCAGACAAAGCTCGATTGCTGACGCATTGCCAAGGCCCACAGGGGACGTACTCCCTTCTCACATGGTGCACCTTGCGCATCTCGTGCAAAGTCTGACCATACATACTGTTCCATCTCATCCCATGTGTAAGACAGACCTGGCATAATCTTCTCAAACCAGATCATATCTGCCTGCTTTAAGGCCTGTTGAACTCCTCGTGTAGCTGTTGGAAGAACCACATCTGAGGGCCACATAGGTGCAATATTGTATGGAGGTGCAATCACCTTCAAGGACGAATCTTTCGTTAGTTTAGACTTCAAGTAGTGCTCAGTTTCTTGGAGAGGTACACCAGCGAGTCCTTTAGCCCATGTATCCATCCAGACACTCCCATCGGTAAATTGTGTCTTTAGCGGACCCTTTCCTTCCCAGGACAACCCTGACGTCTCCACCCCAATCCCTTGTATCTTTAGAACGCACGTACAATCATTCATATGATCACAATTCACATTAGACAACGTTATTGACCAATTCGTTGCCATATTCTTGCCTTTCGTGTACTTGTAAGCGTGCTGTAAGTGCGGAGCTTGCCTAGTAATACGTTGCACAACGGCGCGACTTGCTCCCGGTTTGTATAACGGGAAGTAAACTGTAATCTGTATATAGCACCGCCTGTACCCGGGGTG